TTCTAATTACAGTGCAGGGGGAGGTGTCGCGGGTACATCTTTTCCAACAGGTGATTATGGTGATTTAACTGCAAGCGCCGTAGATCCTTTTGGTGTTGTTACTTCTTTGTCATGGGATAATAAGACACAACCAGCAGGTACAATTGACTCAAAAGATTTAGGCGATTTATCGTAATAGGATTATAGGACATGCCAACACAAGTACAATTTAGAAGAGGAACAGCCTCTGAGAATAACGCCTTTACCGGTGCTGAAGGTGAGTTAAGTATTAACACCGCCGATTACACCCTGAGACTCCATGATGGGTCTACTGTTGGTGGACACGCCCAGGCTAAGGCTGACCTATCTAATGTTACTGGCGATACTGATGACATTTCAGAAGGTTCAACAAATTTATACTTCACCAATGCGAGAGTTGATGCTGAAATTGATTCTTACTTATCTGGTGGTACAGGAATCACTGTTTCCGGCGGCGCAATAGCTATTGATTTTACAGAATTTAATACTGACAATGTTACTGAAGGTTCAACTAATTTATACTTCACTGATGCAAGAGCACAGGCGGCATTGACAGCAGGGACAGGGGTATCACTTTCAGGTGGTACTATTTCAGTAGATACTGCTACAATTGCTACTAAAAGTTATGTAGACACCGAGGTTGCAAATGTTATTGATTCAGCCCCAGGTGCATTGGATACATTGAATGAGCTTGCGGCGGCATTGGGAGATGATGCAAACTTTAGTACCACAATTACAAACAATCTTGCACTTAAAGCTAACCTTGCCGGACCTACATTTACAGGTTCGGTTACATTGCCCGCAACTACTTCTATTGGTGATGTTTCAAATCTCGAAATAGGATATTTGAACGGAGTAACAAGTGCTATACAAACACAGTTAAACGCAAAGGCTGCATTAGCTGGTCCAGCACTAACAGGAACCCCAACAGCACCAACAGCCTCAACTGGAACAAATACAACTCAAATTGCGACCACTGCATTTGTACAGGCCGCGGTTGACGCATTGAGAGCAGAACTCTATGCTTATACACCAGCATAATAGGAGACCCTAATGGCTTTAGCCTCTAGACAAGATTTAATAGATTACTGTTTGCGCCGATTAGGATTTCCTGTAATTGAAATCAATGTGGATGACGATCAAATTAGCGATAGGATTGATGATGCAATCCAGTTCTGGCAGGAATATCATTTTGATGGTACTGAAAGAGCATATGTCAAGAGACAACTTACAGGATCAACACTGAACCTTACAACCGGTGTTGCGGCAAACTTTACCGTCGGTGAAACAATTACAGGTGGTACTTCCGGTGCAACTGCTAAGGTTGTTAGTGGTGAGGGGTCTGCTCTAACAATTGACAACATTTCAGGAACCTTTCAATCAAGTGAAGTTATTGATGGAAATCTATCAGCAGTACTTGCTACCTCGTCATCATCTAACACCTTTGTAAAAGGTGACCTGGAAAATGGTTACATTCCAATTGGTGACAATATTTTAGGTGTAACTAAGATGTTTAAATTTGGTACTGTTTACGGTGCTAAATCAGATGGGTTATTTGATGTTGACTATCAGTTTGCGTTAAATGATATGTACAATTTACTTAGTGCAGATCTTACATATTATTCAATGGTTAAAAGCCATATGAATTTATTGGAAAATATTTTTGTATCCGATAGGCAAATTAGATTCAACAGAAAAACCAATCGTCTTTACATTGATACGGACATGGATAGAACATTTAATGTGGGTGACTATGTTATTGTTGAGGCTATGGCTCTTGTTGATGGTGCAGACTATGCAGAAGTATATGACGACATGTTTTTGAAAAAGTATGCCACTGCTCTTATTAAAAGACAGTGGGGTGAGAACATGAAAAAGTTTGGTGGTATACAACTACCAGGGGGAGTTACATTAAATGGCGACCAAATATTCCAAGAAGCGGTTGCAGAGATTAATGCAGTAGAAGAAGAAATGCAACTGAAATACGAACTCCCACCTTCATTCATGGTAGGTTAATATGCCAACAAATTTTTATTTTCAGAACGGAAATACATCGGGAACTACTAGCGAACAGCGACTAGTAGAAGACCTTGTTATTGAGTCGCTGAAAATATACGGGCACGATGTATATTATATGCCTAGGACGCTTGTTAATAGAGATACAATCTTTGACGAGGATTCTATATCCCAGTTTACACAAGCATATCCTTTAGAAATGTATTTAGAAAATGTTGAAGGATTTGAAGGAGACGGGGATTTATTTAGTCGCTTTGGTTTAGAGACAAGAGATTCTGCATCCTTTGTATTGGCTCGCCGTAGATGGGACGAAACTGTTGATAGAACAGGGGGCGAGTTTATAAACGAGGGTAGTAGGCCAATGGAAGGGGATTTATTATTCTTCCCAAAAACTGCCTCACTATTTGAAATTAAGTATGTAGAATTTCAAAATCCATTTTATCAATTAGGTAAAATTTACACATTTAAATTACAATGTGAATTGTTTGAATATAGTGCTGAAGAAATTGAAACAGGCATTGGTAATATTGACCAAATACAAGACGACAACTCTGTTGACCAATTGTTGTTCCAATTTAATCTTGAGACTGGTGACCATTTAGTACTAGAGGATGGTGGGTTCCTAATTAAAGAAGATTATGCTCTCAAACCAGGGGTTGCAGGAGATAATGCAGACTTTGATACACTTGAAGTGGCTAGTGATATTCTTGACTTCTCAGAGTCCAATCCGTTTGGAGAGTTATAATGTTTAAGGGTAAACAATTTTATCACCAGCATATACGCAAAGCTATTATTGCATTTGGTACAATCTTTAATAACATTAATATTGAGCGTAAAGATTCAACTGATACACAAGTACAAACTTTGCGAGTGCCTTTAGCATATTCAACTAAACAAAAGTTTCTAACTCGTATTGAACAAACACCAACAGTCGAAAGTCGCGGTGATATAGCAATGATTCTCCCTAGAATGGGGTTTGAATTGTTGGGACTTACTTATGATTCAACTAGAAAAGTAAGTGTGCTACAAAAACACCGTAAGACAAACAGCTCAGATGCATTATCAGTAAATACTCAATTTGTATCTACTCCATATGATTTGACAATTGCATTATATGTCTTTGCTAAAAATCAAGATGATGGGTTACAAATATTAGAACAAGTTTTACCTTACTTTAATCCAGACTTTAACATTACAATTAATGATCTACCTGAAATGGGTATAACTAGAGATATTAAGATTGTATTGGATTCAGTTGGATACGAGGATAATACTTCAGGTACATTTGCAGATAGACAAAGTATTATATGGACTTTAAGTTTTACTTTGAAATTAAACTTCTATGGGCATGTCGCTGACCAAGGTATTATTCGTAAATCAATTGCATCTGTTTTTCAAAATCCAGATATGATTGGTCCGAGAGTAAGACAGCAATTCAGTATTGGTAATACAACGGCAACTGCCACCGCAACACTGACGGGAGATGAGGTTACTTCTATTACTGTCACATATGCAGGGTCTAACTATACTAAGGAACCTAATGTCACACTGACGGGCAATGCAAGGGCACATGCGGTAATGTCAGGGGATAAAATAGCAAATATAGTTATTGATGATGCAGGCAGTGGATATACTGAGGCACCTACAATTACCATTGAAGCACCCGATGATGGTATTCAAACAATAGATGATGCATATAGATTTATTGAGGAGTTTGATACAACATATGAATAAAGTATTTGACGCATTGGATAAGACTTTTGGCACCATGACCAAAGCAGAAGAAGTAAAGACTCCTGTAATACCGGCTGGTGAAAGAGACGAACAACTTGAAAGTGATTTTCAGGAAGCTAGGGGAGCTCTTAAAAGAGCAATGGCTTATAGTGAATCAGCCGTACAAAGTGCTTTAGAGGTTGCACAAAATAGTGACAACCCTAGAGCATATGAAGTAGCAGTACAAGCTATTAAAGTAATGTCTGATCAAGCAAAAGATGTAATGGACATTCAAGACAAAAAACAAAAAATAGATAAAGTAGATGGCAAGGTAGCCAACAAAATCGAAAATCAAACAAACATCGTATTTAATGGAAGCACATCTGATTTATTGAAAGCAATTAAAAGTGAACAGGATGTGATTGAACATGAGCCTACAGATAGAAAAGACTGAAGTATCCTCTTATCACGGTAACCCCAATCTAAAACCAGTAGGGTATACCCATGAATGGACAAAAGAGCAAATTGCTGAGTACATGAAATGTGCCGACAATCCTATCTATTTTATCGAAAATTATTGCCAAATTGTTACACTAGATAAAGGACTACAACCTTTTAAACTTTACGATTGTCAAAAGCGTAAAGTAGATTTCATTATGAATAACAGACGATGTATTCTAATGGAAGGTCGCCAGCAAGGTAAGACTGTTACTGCCGCCGCATGTATTCTACACTACATCATATTCCAAGATAGTAAAACTGTAGCCATCATGGCTAACAAAAGTAATGCGGCTCGTGAAGTGTTATCTCGTTTACAAATAATGTATGAGAACTTACCTTTGTGGATGCAACAAGGTGTTAAGACTTGGAACAAAGGTGATGTTGAATTAGAAAACGGGTCAAGGGTATTTACTGCGGCGACAACATCATCAGGTATTCGAGGTAAGTCTGTTAACTGGTTGTATATTGACGAAGCGGCAATTATCCCAAACAATGTTGCGGATGAATTCTTTACTTCTGTTTATCCTACTATTTCTGCTGGTGAAACAACAAAGATTCTACTTACATCTACTCCCCTTGGATATAATCACTTCTGGAAATTCTGGAATGAATCTGAGAAGGGTAAAAATGGATTTAAGAATATGTTTATCCATTATTCAGAGATTCCAGGTAGAGACGATGTGTGGGCGGAACAACAACTACAACTTCTAGGAGAATTAAAATATAACCAGGAAGTATTGTGTGAGTTCTTAGGTTCTAGTAATACACTTATCAATGGTAAAACTCTTGCAGTACTAAGCTCTAAAGAACCCGAGTATTTTAAAGACGGGCTTTCCATATATCAAGAACCCGAAAAGGATAAATACTATGTTATAAGTGCCGATGTTGCAAGAGGTATTGGCGGAGACTATTCTGCATTTGTTGTTGTGGATGTCACTGCAATGCCCTATACAGTAGTGGCAAAGTATAAACATAATAAAATATCTCCTCTGCTATACCCTAATATATTGGATAAGGTAGGCCGGGATTATAACAATGCATTTATTATGGTTGAGTCCAATGATATTGGACAACAAGTATTGGACATATTACACCAAGAAAATGAATATGAAAATATATTTACAACTGTTACAGAAAATGGTAAACAATATATTTCACCTGGTTTTGGTAAGGCGGCACGATTAGGCGTTACTACATCTAAAGCAGTCAAAAGACAGGGGTGTTTTGCGTTTAAAAGTTTAATGGAAGAAAGAAAACTTCTTTTATTTGATGCGGAGATAATACAAGAACTATCAACATTTATTGAAAGAAGTGGCACATTTCAAGCAGATGAAGGTTACAATGACGACCTTGCTATGTCATTGGTATTATTTTCGTGGGTAACAACCAATCCATTCTTTGCAGATTTAACAAATGTTAATGTAAGAGAAGGAATATACAATTCAGAAATGCGTATGATTGAGAATGACTTAACACCTTTTGGTATTATTGATGATGGACAACAGCCTGAGATGGAAGTGATGGGCGGTGACCTGTGGATACTAGAATAGCAAAATTAAAGATATTATAAATAATTTAAGTAATTCGATAATATAACAACGCTTAACTAATTCGAGGAGAATAACATGGCTTTTCAGCTTTCCCCAGGCGTTCTCGTACAGGAACAAGATGCTACTAATGTAGTCCCAGCGGTTGCAACAACCATTGGTGGCTTTGTTGGTAACTTATCTTGGGGTCCTGCAAGAGAAATCGTTTCGATTGACGGAGAAAATAATCTTGTCGATCGTTTCGGCAAACCAAACGATACAACTGCTCAAGACTTCTTAACTGCATCAAGTTACCTAGCATATGGCTCGGCACTGAAAGTAGTACGAGAAGTAGGAGCCGCCGCAAGAAACGCGGTAACATCAGGTACTGCGGTACTTATTCGCAACGATGATGAATATGATGCATCATACGCCGCGGGTGAAGCGGCAGTAGGTGTATGGGCAGCCAAGCATCCAGGTGCACTCGGTAATAGTATCAAAGTTTCAATGGCTGATCTAGGAACCTTTACTGCAACTTCTGTTTCATCTATTGCTGTTACAGCAGGAGGTAGTGGTTATACTTCGGCACCAACTGTTACTATTGCCGCACCAGATGTAGGTGCAAATACCGCTACTGCAACAGCAACTATTTCAGGTGACGCTGTTGATGCTATCACAGTAACATTTGCAGGTGCTGGTTACGCATCTGCGCCTACTGTAACAATTTCAGGTGGTGGTGGTTCAGGCGCAACTGCTACAGCTACTCTAACAACTGACTGGACTTATAGAACACAGTTTGACTATACGCCAACTACTACCTCTTTTGGTACTGTAAACGGTGTTGTAGGTGACGAACTTCACATTATCGTTATTGACGAAGATGGTGCCATTACAGGCAAAGCAAATACAGTACTTGAGAAGTTTGCAGGTGTATCTAAGGCAAGCGATGCTAAAGATGATAACAACCAATCTAACTACTACAAAGATGTAATTAACCAAAGATCCAAATGGATTCGTTGGATGGACCATCCTACTGCTGGTACTAACTGGGGTGTTGCAACTTCAGCGGCAACAACTTACGCTTACCTTGATGATAGTGATGCAGACATTACTGTTTCACTAACAGGTGGTGTTGATGCCAGCCCTGCTGATGCTGACCTACAATCAGGCTATGCATTGTTTGCAAACGACGAACTGGTAGATATTAACCTTATTATCGCTGGCGGTCATAGCCAGGTTGTTGGTGATTATATCATCGACAATATAACAGACATTCGTAAAGATTGCTTGGTGTTTATTTCACCTCAAAAAGCAAGCGTAGTAAATAACTCTGGTTCAGAAGTAACTGATTCAGTTAATGAATTGTTGCAATATACTCGTTCTTCTTATGCTGTTATGGACAGTGGTTGGAAGTATATGTATGACAAGTACAATGACAAGTATCGTTGGGTTCCATGTAACGCCGACACTGCTGGTTGTTGTGTTGTTGCAGATTTAGAGGCTGATCCTTGGTTCTCACCTGCTGGTTACAACCGTGGCGCAATTAAAAATGCAGTTAAACTTGCATATAGCCCAGGACAAGCAGATCGAGATACACTGTATAGAAACGGCATCAACCCAATTGTAGGCTTCCCA